CTAAGAACACAATTAGATGCAGTTGCAAAACCTTTCATCTTTGAACCAAATGATGAATTAACAAGGAACGAACTCAAACAGTCTATAGAATCATTCTTGTTAGAATTAGTTGGACAAAGAGCGTTGTATGACTTCCTAGTAGTATGTGACGACACAAACAACACACCTACTAGAATAGACAGAAACGAATTGTATGTAGATATAGCAATTGAGCCAGTTAAATCAGTTGAATTTATTTACATACCGTTAAGAATCAAAAACACAGGAGAAATTGCAAAATTAGGGAACTAATTTTTGGATAAATAGGAGAACAACATGGCAATATCAACATTATCAAAATTTACAGTACCTTTAGCAAACGATCAAAGTAGTGCATCACAAGGCTTGTTAATGCCTAAACTACAATATCGTTTTAGAGCGATCCTGGAAAATTTTGGCGTATCAACACCAAGATCCGAGTTAACAAAACAAGTTATGGATATAACAAGACCACAATTATCTTTTGATCAAGTAACACTAGATGTTTACAACTCAAGAGTATATATTGCTGGTAAACACACTTGGGAAGCAATTACAATTACATTGAGAGATGACGTGAACAATTCAGTAACAAAACTGGTTGGCGAACAAATACAGAAACAGTTTGATTTCTTTGAACAGTCATCAGCGGCATCTGGTATTGATTACAAATTTACAACTAGAATTGAAATGTTAGATGGTGGTAACGGACAATCTGCACCAAATGTTTTAGAAACATTTGAATTATATGGTGCTTACATTGATAACGTTAACTACAACACACTAGCATACAACACATCAGAGCCTGCAACAATAACATTATCAATAAGATATGATAATGCAATCCAAACTCCAACAGGAACAGGAATTGGAACAGCAGTTGCAAGAACTATTGGTACATTAAGTACTGGTGGTGGACAATAGTAATAACAGTTTAAGTTAGCAATTATAATACAGGAAAAGCGTCTTTATAGGCGCTTTTTTTGTGACTATAAATAACAGTATGCCAAAGATAAACGACTTCTTAAAAGGATTTCAAGATGGTCTTCCAGGAATGAAAGACTTCCGTCATGCATCACGATTATACCTTGACGACAACTTTAGGTTGATGCCAAAACAGAAGTTTCTGTTTTATGTAAGATTTCTTTTAGATGATACAGTGGCCTTTGATGCAAATACTTTAAATCCTAATGAAAAAATTGAATTAGGATATCTAGTAAAAAGTTGTGACCTACCCAAATACGGAATTAACTTAGAAGAAAAAGTTCAATATAATAAAAAAATGTATACTTCAACAAGAATTCAATACGAACCTGTTAATATAACATTTCACGATGATCATGCTGACACTGTAAATGCTTTCTGGAAAAGATATTTAGAATATAATGTTGCAGATTCGGTTTCAATGTTTTCAGATGCAGAAATACAGCAAACAAAAGATGATTATTATGATGCTATTCAATCTAATGGTAGCAATAGAATTAATAAATTTGGATTAGATACACCAAAAAGGAAAAAGAAACCTTATATTAGAAGGATAGAAATATTTTGCTTACATAAACAAAGATTCACATCAATGTCTTTAATAAATCCTCTTATAGGTTCCTTCTCACACGATAATTTAGATCAGGCAGACGGTGCAGGAGTATTACAAAACATTATGCAGGTTTTTTATGAAACAGTAATTTACAAATCAGGAGTAATTAGTAAAGGTGCAGTACCAGGCTTTGCAACAATACACTACGATCATGAACCATCTCCATTAACTGTATTAGGAGGCGGAACAAACAGTATTTTTGGTCCAGGAGGTGTTGTAGATGGTATAGGTTCTGTACTTGGTGGTATTAGAGATGGAAACTATTTAGGAGCAATATTGGCGGCATCTAACACTTATAATAATGCAAAAAAATTAAAGAAAAAAGATGTAAAATCCGAATTAAAAGGAATAGCAAAAAAAGGTATCCTCGAAGTAGGTAAACAGGCCGGTACAATAACTAACCCAGTAAGTCAATTCTCTGTTGGCGCCGCCGCGGCACTAGGATCAGCGGCTATAATTGCATCACAAAGAGGTGAAAACACAGCAAACACCAGAGTAATTACACAAACTACACAAGATTATACCAAAGTGTTAACAGCAGACGAGTCATATAATCTTGTTACCACAGATTCATCTATTAAAGATGAAATTGCGGCAGGCATTTATTATAAAGATATTGGTTCAAGAAAAAATCTTACCATAGCACAATCAGATGTTGAATATAATAATTCTTCGGATACAGTAAAAACAGTTTATAGAAATAAATCCATAACAGATGTGAGAAAACTTGTTACAAATGGATATTTAAGAATTGATAGATCAACACAAAACGTAAGCATATCAACAGAGAAAGCAAACATATAATGGCAGATTTTTACACAAACTTACCTCCTAAAGAAAAAGATCGTTTAGAAAAAACAATCAATAAACTTTCATCTGGCAATTATACAGAAGAGTTTCAGTTCAACACAAATGATTATGATGCGGCTGTGGCATTTTTTGTAAAAAGAGGATTTCAAAGAGAATCTGCAGAATCAACTGCATATGTAATTTTATCTCAAGCAAAAATTGATTCTGTTTCACCGCAAGAAATATTAGATTCTTTGGCCAAAGCCAATCCTGCTACATTGTCTGAACTGATTACAATTATTTTAAATGCAAACAGATACAAGTCTAGTAGATTAGGTGTAAGACAAACACTACAAACAAAAGAAACTGTGTCTAGAAATATACTAGACTAATGTTACCAAGATTTGCACGGGGGAAATTCTATCCAAAAAATGCTGAAAAGTATATTGGATTAAAAACACCAACCTATCGTTCTAGTTGGGAACAATCATTTATGAGGTTATGTGATGAACATCCTAACGTTGCAAAATGGGCCAGTGAATCCATTAAAATTCCTTATAGACATCCATTCACAGGAAAATATACTGTCTATGTTCCGGATTTCTTTGTTGTATACGTTGATAAAAACGGTAGGAAAAATGCAGAACTTATTGAAGTCAAACCAATGAGTCAAACAAATATGGAAAGTGCTGGTAAAAGTATTGGAAAGAAAAAACAGGTTGTAGTAAACATGGCCAAATGGGAAGCCGCCAATGCTTATGCAAAACAAAATAAAATAAGATTTAGAGTTGTATCAGAAGAACAACTATTTCATAACGGTAAACGTAAGTAAATAAAACAATGACAAAAAAATTAGAAGAAATTTTAAATTTACCAAATGTCAAAGAAGCATTCAAAGAGGTAGATAATAAAGAAAAAGAAATACAAGCCAAAAATACTGTCAATGGCAAGAGCAATAAACCTAAAAATTTAGATGCTGAAACCCATAAAAACTTACAAAAAAGTTATGCTGAATTTGACAAAGTAGCGGCCGCATTACCACAGGTTAAAGGACTTGGTGAACTGTCTGATCTAGAACTTGATAAATTGGCAGTTGAAGCAGAAGAAAGTTATAAAAACTTAATGGATTTAGGTATGAATGTAGATTCTAGATATTCAGGACGTATATTTGAGGTTGCAAGTACAATGTTGCGTAATGCCATAGATGCCAAAGGGTCTAAGATAGATAAAAAGTTAAAAATGGTAGAATTGCAACTTAAAAAAATGAAGATAGACCAAACAGACGATAAAGATGGGGGTCCGATTGAAGAAAGCGACGGGTTTGTTATATCAGATCGTAATGAATTAATGAAGAAACTATCTAAAAAAGACTAAATATTGCATATGAGCACATTTCAACAGTATCTTACAGAATCAGCAAAGTCATATGACTATAAAATTAAGATTGCTGGAGAGCCTAAAGACATAGATAAGAATAAATTAGAAACAGCACTTCAAAAGTTCGAGGTTGCTAAGATGTCAGCAGGCAAAAGCACACCTATTCAAAGTTTGCCTTTAGATTTTCCTGCATTAAGCAACGAAGCAGTAACAATTTTTGATGTTACAACAAACTATCCAGCATCAGTAAGAGAGATGAAAGAATATCTAGCAGACTACATGAATGTTTCACCTGCATTAATTGTTGTGAGAAAACCAAATGAACCGTCTGAAGAATATCAAGAACAAATGACTGTTGCAAAAACTTCAGAATACAAAAATAAATTACAAGACATTGAGTATAAAGACGCACCAAAAGTAAACGCAGAAGATTTTCATTCAACTCAAGCAAACATGAGTTTGTTAAAAGAATTATTAAAAGACAGAGAAGTAAACAAAGACCAACCAAAAGAAAAAGAAAACGCTCAAAGCAAAGAGGAACAAGGATCTCCATCTCCAATTAAAGCGGCGCACAAAGGCCCTGTAAAAGGAAATCCAAATCCAAAAGGGAAATAAGTTATGGAAATGATCGACGTATTAAAAAAATTACAAGAAATTGCAGAAACTAAACCAGAATTAGTGAAAGATGCTGTTGATAATGTTGCAAAAACCAATCCTCAAGATGTTGATGTCAATGCAGTTGAAAGTGACGTAGAAATTAAAACAGACGAAGGTGGAATGAGTGACATTCATATCGGCGCAGGAGAAGTTGTTGGTGAATACACCGACGAAGACGGAAATTTAAAAATGCCTAAAGATCAAGTTATAAGATCAATGGAGATGGAAAAAGCAAAGGCGCCTTTTCCTAAATCATATGAAATAGAAACAGCGATCAAAATGGTACAAGATGATTTTGATGACAGAGGTGAACCTAAAGCAGACATGGAACCTGCCATGGATGCAGAACAACCAGCAGATGAAGGTAATGCATTTGCACAGGCAGTACAACAAGCAAAAGCGGCGGGCATGAAAAAAGGCGATAAATTTAAGGTTGGAGACGAAGAGCATACATTAAGAGATAGCGATTTTGAACAGGTAAATACTAATACCATGGAAACAAAACACAAAAAAGAAATTAAAGAAGCAGTACAAATCACTACCGATTCTCCGGAAGAAGCAGGTATGATGATGCAAATTTTACAAATGGCTGGAATCAAGCCAATGGGTGCAGAAATGCCAAAACAAGAGCCAGAGCACGGATCAGAAATGGATCCAGGTGAAATGAACAAACAAATGGATACACCTACTGATGGTGATGAAATGGCAATGTACAGAAAAATGATCACACAACCAGACGAAGAAAAAGCAGAAGAAACTTTTGACAATGAACCAAATGAAAAAGTTTCAGATGTCGATACTTTGGTAAATGTTCATTCAGGTGGTTTAAACAAACAAAAACAACAAGTGAAAAAAGAATATCCAGGAGATAATCCACTTGCAGTTGAAGATAAAATTACTGAAGAAGAATTAGCAAATTCATTAAGATCACAATACGAAGGCTTCAAGGCACAATATCAAGCAGAGGCAAAAAAAGCAAAACCTGACTACATAGATATTGACAAAGACGGTGACAAAACAGAACCAATGAAAAAAGCCGTCAAAGACAAAGAAGCAAAATAAGTTACTTTTCCTAACCTCATTTAACCATTAAATACTACACTATGGCGTATGTATCATTAGATAGCGACCAAATTAAAAAGGCGCACAAAAAACACAAATATACCAAAGAACAGGTAGAACAACTTGAGAAATGTATGGATCCTAAATCCGGTCCATTGTATTTCATGAAGCAATTTATGAGGATACAACATCCTACAAAAGGTGAAATGGCCTTTAAACCTTATCCATATCAAGAAAGATTAGTACAGGCTTACAATGATCATAGATTCAGTATATCTATGTTACCAAGACAGACAGGAAAAACAACCTGTGCATCAGGATACCTAATTTGGTATGCTATGTTTAAACCCGATTCACAGATACTAATTGCCGCACACAAATACGCAGGAGCATCAGACATCATGTCAAGGGTGCGTTATGCTTATGAGATGTTGCCTAGTTGGATCAAAGCAGGTGTAACACAGTACAACAGAAATAGTATAGAATTTGACAACGGATCAAAAATTATGGCAACCACAACAACTGAAAACACTGGTAGAGGTATGTCCTTAACAATGATTTATTGTGATGAGTTTGCATTCGTGCAACCACCAGAAAAAGCCAAAGAATTTTGGACTTCACTTTCACCTACCCTATCAACTGGAGGTAAATGTTTAATTACCTCAACACCAAATAGTGATGAAGATCAATTTGCCATGATTTGGAAGGAAGCAAATAAAAGATTTGACGAATATGGCAATGACAAAATTATAGGTACAAATGGTTTCTATGCCATGAAAGCACATTGGAGTGAACATCCAGACCGAGATGAAGAATGGGCAGAAACTGAAAGATCAAGAATTGGGGAAGAAAGATTTAGAAGAGAGCATGAGTGTGAATTTTTAATTTTTGATGAAACTTTGATATCTAGTTTAACACTTGCAGATATGGAAGGTGTTGCTCCTGTTGAAACAACAGGGCACCCT